GCGTATTTGCACGGCGCGTATTTGCACGGCGCGGATTTGCAGCGCGCGTATTTGCACGGCGCGGATTTGCAGGGCGCGGATTTGCAGGGCGCGGATTTGCAGGGCGCGGATTTGCAGGGCGCGGATTTGCACGGCGCGGATTTGCACGGCGCGAAAGGCTTACTTCCGGGCGGCCTCGTTCCGCTACAGATCGGCGGCAGCCGGCACTGGCTCATCGTCCGAGAGCCGGGATACATCACTATCGGCTGCCATCACCAATCGCTTGCCTGGTGGCGTGAGCACTATAAAGCGACGGGGCGCACCGACGGCTACAGCGAGGCAGAGGTCGCTGAATACGCAGCTCACATCGAACACTGTGCGCAGTGGATGCAGGCGCATGGCGTGGATCGGGAGCCGGCAGCACCACCCACTGAGGCCCCCACGGCTTCCCCGGAGGTGTCCTTATGAACCCCTTCGTCCGCTTCCGTGTGGAGGTCTGGTGCAGTGGCGAGTGCTCTTCGCGCTACCTGCAAACCATCACCACCGCCGACCCAAGCGAGCTGGAGACGCTCGGCGCCAGTCTCACCGCGGCCGCCTGTCGTGACGGCTGGACAAGCGACCGCAAGGCCATCTGGTGTCCGAGCTGTACGCGAGAGAGGCACGCGGAAGATAATGCCGCGACGGTCGCCCAGTTCAAGGCGGAAGCCCGCAAGGCGATGCTCGGAAGTGTCAAATGAAGCCCGACAAAAACAAAGCGCTGATGTTGGCCTGCGGGTCGAAGACCGGGGCCTATGATTGCGAGGCCCCTGACCAGTGGAGATGGGTCATGGTGCACGCGAAAGACCCGCTCGAAAGAGGAATGGCGTGGGTGAAGTCGAAGACCACGGCATATCACCACGAGTCCCCCTTCTGCGTTGACGATCACGGCCGGCCGCTCTACGTGCAGCACATGGCCGCTGACCTGGGATGGGCGGAACAGACGGCGAGGAACGTCCTCTCCGAATTGCAGTCACAGGGCCGGCTGAAGTTGAAAGGTAAGCGCATCTGGTACTGCGCCGATGTTCCGCAAGCCTACCAGGAACCCGAGGAGCAACCGGAAGCGCCGGATAGGCGAACAAAGGGCGAACGTTTTAACTCTGTACGGAGTTACTTTGGTTCGTATGTCGCTGATTTCATTGCAAACAAGCCAGAAGAAAAACAGTTTCTGGACCTGACCACGCTGGAAGCCTGGCAGAACCGGAAACGGGACATCTTCGCGGACACTATGGCAGCAGTTCGCATGAAAACCGATCCAATCGAAGATAGCATACTCGTCGGCCAGATTGGAATCTCAAAGAAGCGACTGCCGAAGCGCCGGCACGTCGACGTCAGGTGGGTGCAGCTCGAGCTGGTCGAAAATCCTAACCCTGTACAGAGTACGGAATCGCCGCGTACAGACTCGGTTCTCCACTCTGTAGACGCGCGCGCGGTACTTCTTCAACAGCAACAGCAAAGGCCGACGTCCGCCCCAGTTTCAAGTTCTTCTGCTCTTCCATCATCATCAAGGCTGGTGAAGCCTGCTCCGCCTTCGGCGGGCGCGACTCATGAAACCAGGCAAGTAAAGACCGCTCCGCCTGCGGCGGGCGCTGCTTATGAAACCGCGCGTGACGAGCTCATTGCGATCTATCGCGCCAAGACCGGCGAACTCCCTGCGGTGATGCTCCTCAATAGGATCGAAACCCTCCTGTTGAATAAGGGCCGCAATTTTGAGGCCTTTTTGGACGTCCTGCGGCCCCACCTGGGGAACGAATGGCGGAACCCTCCCGCCTTCCTTACCCATAAAGCCAAGTTCGGATTTTTAGAGGCAATTCCGGTACCGGAGCCACAACTGAAACTGGCACCCAAATGCCCGCGCTGCCTCTCGCGCGGCGGTAGAGGGGCGGTTTTTTTTAACGGCACAATTATTGCCTGCCCCGACTGCACCACGTCGGACGAATGGCGCGAGAAGGTGGCCGCGAAGATGAAACCGAAAACACTCACCCAAACAGGAGGCGCCGCGTGACTCATCTACCTGAACCCTCTTACGTCCTCTACAGGCGCCGCACGAGCTTTGGCGCCATGCTGGTGATCATTTTCGTGGTCTTCGCTGCCGGTTGGGGCCTGGTCACGCTCGTTAAATGGATTGCGAGGTGGCTATGACGCTGATCCACTACGCGATCGCGCGAGCCTACGCGCAACTTCTCACCGGGGATGCGGCCGACCAGGTCGAACTCCTCCGGCCGTCGATCGCCAATTATCAGGCACGCGAAGCCGGAATCCTCTGCCCCCGCTGCGGCGGCGCCGGCAGGGAACCCAGAATTGCCTCCTGGCCTTATCGGCGGTCCGGAACTCACGTGAAGTGCCTGCACTGCGGTGGCCTGGCTTGCGGACTGCGCTCAGCCGCGGTCGGAGGCCTGTCATGATGCACGACTCCAACGACTTCGCGCGTGCGGCCATCAGCGCCGCACAACTGGCCGCCGAACTGAAACCCGATGACCGCGACCCACTCGGTGATCTGCGCAAACTGGCGCAGTACCACCTACTGGCCGCCGCCAAGATCACACGCCAGATCGCCGATGCCCTGGGAGAAAAGGCCAATGCCGCCGGAGGCCAGCCATGAGCCGGCGACCGTGGACGTCGGGAGAGTTGAGCCGGGTGCGGAAACTGTATCCGCACCGCCCCACGCGCGTGATCGCAGAAATGTTAGAGAGATCCGTGAGTAGCGTGTGCAACGCCGCGTGCATCCTGGGCCTTCGAAAGACGCAGGCGTTCCTCCAGAGCGAGGAGTCGGGCATCCTGATCAAGGGACATACGCGAGGCATCTCCACCCAATTCAAAAAGGGGCAGACTCCAAAGAACAAGGGTCTACGGCGCCCGGGATGGTCTGCCGGGCGGATGAAAGAGACGCAGTTCAAAAAAGGCGACCGCACGGGAATCGCCGCGAGGAATTGGAAGCCAATCGGCACAGTACTGGCCGACACCGATGGATACCTACGCATCAAAGTGTGCGAGGCGGTACACGGAAAGGAACCCACCGGATTCGGCAACCAGAAGTGCTGGCCCTTTCTGAGCCGGCACACCTGGGAGCAGCGCAACGGGCCCATCCCGCCGGGGCACGTGATCGCGTTCCGCAACGGCAACCGCGCCGATTGCGCGATTGAGAATCTGGAGTGCATCTCACGGGGCGAGTTGGCAAACCGGAACAAGATGTGGGGCCGCCTGCCACAGGAGCTCGCGGAAGCGATCCAGTTAAACGGGGCGTTGAAAAATAAAATCAGGAGGCTCATCGATGGCAAAAAATAAGATGTCGGACCTGCGCGACCATCTGTTCGAGACATTGGAAGCGCTAAAGGATCCCGATACGCCGATGGACCTGGCGCGCGCCAAGACAATCAGCGACGTGGCCCAGACCATCATCAATTCAGCCAAGGTCGAAGTGGACCTGGTTAAGGCAATCGGGGGGGACAATCCCAGCGAGTTTTTCGGCCGCCCACAGGAACTCCCGGAAGGTCGCCGTACGCTGATGATCCCAAAGGCAGGAGGCCGCCCGTGAGCCCCGCGAGTACCCGAGACATCGGCACGGCGGCCGCTCTCAACCGGGACCGCGCCATGCGTTTGGACAAGGCAGCGAAAGCCGCCTTCGATCGCTGGGCCTGGCCGGCGGGCGTGTCCACTCCCTGGGAACGGCTGGAATCGCGCGAGCAGGAAGCGTGGCGGATGTCCCGCATAAAACAGCTTGACATGCCCGCAATAAACAGCTATAGTATAAACATAAGGAGCTACTGAGATGACATCGAAAATGCTGGTAATTGACCCGATCACAGACGCCACCGAAACCGCTGTTTCCGCCATCGTGCGGAATATGGAAACTGGCGAAGAGCGCATCATCACCGATTCCGCCGAGATCCGCGCGCTCTATAACGATCCGACCGCTCAGTCGTATGGCGAGGGCAGCTACACTGTGGTCAACGATGCCGCGTAATCTCACCTACACCCAGGCCGTAGCGATGGCTGCGGCCCGAAAGACCAACGGCGCTGGACCCGGCCGCCCGAAACTGAAGGCCCGGCGCTGTCGCTGCGGCAAATTCACCCGCGCAACGGCCAAGGCGCGATACCACGCCTGCTAATCGCCGCCGGCCGACCTGACCGCGCCGCCCAACTGCGCCCGCACGCAATCCAGCAGATCCTCGCCGGCGCGGGCCTTCTCATCGCCCGCAGGCCTGCGCTATTCTCTCTTCAGAGGTGTTCGATGGCTAACACAACGAAGAAGCCGATCAAAGCGGCAGCTGCAACGGCCGGCAAGAAGAAGAAGCCGACGAAGAAGTAGCCCGCAACCGAAACGGCCCGCTTCCCGTGGACCTGGCGGCGGGCCAAACTCGCCGGCATCGCCGCCCCGGTAGATTCCACCCGAGCAGCTCGTACAATTCCAGCTCCCATTCCCCGCCCACGAACTCATCCACGCCCCAGCCCCCCTTCCGGATAATTCGCCCTTCGCGCGAGCCGCGACCCATCCCGACCTATGACCGCGCCCCCCGCCCGCTAGCGCCTCCAGCCCCGGAAACGGACCTAACTCTCCTGATTTCAGTGCGCAATCCGTCCCACACGCTGTAGTCTACTGACCAGTGAAAACAGGGCTCCGCATCCACGTGTTTTCAACACGCATTCTGCGGTTGGAAAATAGGCTAGTGGGACACCTTCCGGCGCTCCGCCAGCAGCCGCTCAATCGTGCCGCGGCCAACCTTCAAGGCCCGCGCAATTTCCCGGATCGAGCATCCCTCTCTCCCCATCTGCACCGCTCGATCGCGATCGAAGATCCGCCGCGGCCGGCACGGAGGTAAATCTTTGCCCGAACGGCTGTGGCGCCCAGTCCGCCCGCCAATCTTCCCGTTCGTGTAATCCTCCCGGTATCGCTTCAGTCCCGCCGTGACTCGCTCCTTGATCATCTCGCGCTCGAACTCCGCGAACGCCGCCATGATCGTGAGCATCAGCCGCGACATCGGGTTGCTTTCATCCGTGTCGAGGTTCTGCGTCACCGCGACCCAACGCACGCCGAGGCCTCGGAGCTCCTGGATGCTCTCCAGACACTGCCCAACGCTTCGGCCCCACCGGTCCAGCTTCCACACCAGCACGCAGTCGATCCGCCTGGCGCGCGCCTCCTGCATCAGGCGCGTCAACTGCGGCCTGTCCTTCTTTGCCCCGCTCCACCCGAGATCTACGTACTCCGTCGCGGCGCCCCACTTCCGGGCCTTGCAGTACTGCCGCAGATCGCGCAGCTGCATTTCACAGTTCTGATCGGTGGTCGACACGCGGGCGTAGATGGCAACTCTCATACTGAGATCTTCGCCCCGCCGTCAACCAGGCGTCACCGGGCCCCCACGGTAAACGCCACCAGCATCACCAACACGAACAGCAAAAGCCCCGGCCACCCGCCGGCCAGGGCCTTCCACGTGAGCCGCAGTTCGCGCCGGCCCTGGTCTAACACAAGCGAACGGAGGGCAGAGGTCCGCGAGAGTGGGGTTTCTCGCAGGTCGCCGAGCAACAGAAGGAGACGTTTCATGGATGCCCCCAGATCAACGCCGCGACCACCGCCAGGAAGATGACGGCCAATGTAATGCGGAACGCTATACGCGGGTCTCTCATTTCGACCCCCGAAAGAGCGCGATCGCCAACGCGGTGACGTCGGCCGAGTTGAACCGGACTCCGGCGCCCTCGGCGGCCAGCTTGATTTCCGCGGTGCGCGTGGCCCGGCCGGCGGCGACGAGGAAGTCCGCCATGGTGGCGGCCGCCGGCACTGGAACCGCCGCGGTGCGTGCGATGTGCTGGGCGACTGGCCCGTTGGTCCCTGTCCCCAGAGCGATCGGAGGCGTGGCGGAAGTCGCCGCCACCGGCGCCCGGCGCTCCGTGGGTAGGTCATCCCAGTTGATCGGTGGCGGACCAGAGACCGCAGCAGCCGACGGCCGGCCGATCGGCCGCGCGTTGGCCGCCCTGATGCGGGCGATCTCAGCATCGACGTTCCGGGCGGCCTCGGCCGGCAAGTGGACCCGCGGCCGCGGCGGAGAGGTCCAGGCGCCGCCGGGGTTCTCTTGCATGGCGCGGCGCTTCTCGGAATCAGGGCTTAGCCAGACGTCCCAGCGCGCCGCCGTGCCGCCTCTCTTGGCGGACCGCTTGCAGATCTGGAAGCACTCACCGACAGCCGGCTGCAGCATGCCGACCTGGTCGGCCACCGCCAGGTCCAGAAACATCACCTGATTGTCAGTCAGGGAGAACATCACCTGCGGGCCGAAACGACCTTCGACCGTCTTCCCCTGCGCAAACTGCAGGGCGACTTCTATCGGGACATTGAGCTCGAACGACACCTTGTTGCGCATCACGCCACCGCCTTTGCTCTCGCCGCGACAAGTCGGGTACGGAGTTCGATCTCGCGCTGTAATCGGATGATCCGGCGGCGCTGGATCTCAGCGTCAGCTTCCGCCAGGAGCTGGGCTTCCCGCTGGCCCTCGATTTCGGCTGTCCGGCGCGCGGTGGTTTCAGGTAAGAAGCGTTCCATGTATGTATATTATCATTGACCGAAAGTTACGTCAATAACAAGTATGTTATTATTATTCCGAAATGCCTATCGATCCTGACCGAGTTTGCGATTGCCGGCGATGTGGACACGCCTGGGTGAAACGCATTGAAGGTCGCCCTGGTTGGTGCCCGAACTGTAAACAGCCGAACTGGGATGTCCCTGCCGGCGTGTTGCCGATGGGACGTCCCCCGAAGAAGAAGGCGCGGAAGAAAGGGAGGTAGACCGTATGGACGTAAAACTGAAAGAGAAGATCAACGAGGCGGTGGATGCTGCCATCGCTCAGTGGAAAACATCAAATCCCGTGTCCCAGGACACGGAACCATTGCCGCAGGGCAAGGAACCAGTGCCACAGGGCACTGGAATTGAAAGTAAAACTTTAACAAGTCGGCTGGCCCGATCCGTCCGGAATCGGCTCAAAAACGAGGCGATCTGGGGTAAAGTCCAGGCCGCGCTTGCCAAAGATGCGCTGGCCCAGATCTTCGCCAGAAAGCTCAGGCCACCCACCCGGCCTGTCGACGAGAAACAGTATGCGTTCCCCGGCTTCGATCTACTGGAAACGATACGGATGGGCAGGACGTCGGTGAAGCTGCCCGAGACTCGCGTGTCCAAGTTCCTGGTATTCGTTGACGGCTTTCGGGCCCGGAGCCAAAGGGATCAACAGAAGGCCGAGGAACTGCGCCGCCTGGCCGAGAAGGTCCGACCATTCGCTGATGGCGATCCAACGGTGGCCGATGCTTTCAAACGTGCCAATTCCCAGCCATCAACCCTTGCGGCGGTTCCGAGAGTGGGTTAGCCGGGGGGCTGATATGAGATTCTCTAGTTCGGCACTCGCGGCGGTGGGGTTTTTGCTGGTACTGGTTCTAGGAGGCGAAGCCATCGCCCAGACGAGTACCGTTCCTCTTCTGGCCGGCGTTAATCTGCGTCTCGGTATGGGCAAAGAGGCTGTGCTGGCTAAACTTGCGGTGGCTCCAGACACCAGGCTGCTCGAAATCGGAACCGACTGGTATGAGGTCCTCACCAAGAAACCTGAGGCTTGGGTTGGCGCCGGCGATGTCGTTTTCAGAGACGACAAGTTAACCCGGGTCGGCCTATATATGGTAGGGCAAAGTGCGTCATCCGTCGCAACGGCACTCTACGACGCAGTCGGCCAAGGGAATGCAAATAACACCGCCACGGCATGGGCGCGCATCAATTCCGATCCAGATCCGCCTGTGCGCGAGGTGCATTTCATGTTCGCCGACCGTGAGGTTGTTGTATCCTCCTCGTCGCCAGCACGTGTAGAAGTGGTTTCGGTGCAAGTCTACTTTCCGCGAGTTCTCGCGAAAGACACTCGACCGTAACCCTTAGCTGCAGCAAAGCTTCCTGGCAAAGACGGTCCGACTCCGAAGAGCGGATAGCACGAGGAAAGGCAGGAGCAGAGGCGAGGTGGGGGAAACAGAAAGCCGGGAAGAAGAAGGCGAAATAGGGCGGCTCGCAGAGTGTGGCGCAAACGCCACAGATAAATTCGTCCACAACTTCCAGTGGCAGAAAGTGTATCAAGTACTGCTACGACAAGGGGAAATTCTACCTGCTCGATGAAGAGGGAGTGGAATTTGAGATGGCGGTGTTGCGCAAAGAGGCTCTCCCGCCGCCCGCCCCACCCAAAGTCCAGTAGTTCACCCCATCTGCGGCTGCCGCCGCGGACTGTGCGCCGCCGTAGGCCTGCTGCCCTGCAGCGCCTCCATTTCCACAGCGCACACATCCTGCCGCTTGTAGAGCCCGGCCACTGTCTCCAGTAGGCGCGCCTCGGATTCCATCTGCCCGGCCCGAATCTTCAGATTGAGAATATAATTCGCGATCTGGCCACCCACCGCCAGCACCGCCATAATCGCCGCCACCCACTGCCCCATCGCCCCGAGTCCCCTCTGGGTATTTCGCCAGTTCCCACCTTTCCCCACCTGCTAAAGTGGGGGCATGTGCGCCCTCATCCGCGAACTGGCTATTCCCCTGGAAGATCTCACCCGCCTGGCCATTGACTGTCCGCAGTGCAGGTCCACCATGATTGTCAATCTCAGCGCCGAAGTGCCGCTGCGCTTCTGTTCGGTTTGCTCCCTCGACTTTAATGACGCCGAGAGGCAGAGCTTCCGCGCCCTTGCCACGGCCATCGACCACATGAAGATGGGGCGACACAAGTTTTCTTTCCGCGTCCCCCCGCCCCGCGACGGATGGACCATCCCCAGCCTCAAAGACGACTAGATCTCAGCGTTTCCCGCTCACAATCTCATCCCAAACGGACTGAGGTTCCTTCTCCTCGAAGGGAACCAGGCCTTTCGTTTTACTGTAGCGCGTGCCTTCCGGAGCCACGTGCTGCGACATCGGGCCGAACAGCGAGAGCATGCGCTCCGACCAACGATAGGTATCCGAGTCGTCGCCGGCCGACGTCTTGTAGGCGCTCCGGACGACGATCGGTATCGGCGAAATGTCGCTGAGCAAAGCCCCCACACTGCGCACCGTGTTGGGAATGAACCCTAAAGACTTCGGCGCGATCTCTTGCCCTAAGTCGTTCCGGCCGGTCATGGTGTGGATTCCCAGCTTGGTCAGCGGCGCCGCCTTGGATCCCAGAAACACGCCGGTCCCCACGAACGGGCCGTGATCTTCGATCTTGCTGCCCAGGCTGACCGCGTCGCCGACCGAGCCCCGCCATACTACGTTTTGATAAATGTCGCGGCCCTCTTTGTCTTTGCCCAGGTAAACCTGGAACGGCCGCGGCGACATCCGCCCCGAAAACAACAGGCTCAGCATCTGATTCTCAACCAACCCCTGGACGATCTGCTTGGTCCAGAACGCCCGCGACAGCCGCGCCTGCACGGATTCCTTCGTTATCGCGCCGCTGAGCGGGGCTCCGCCGAATTCTTTTCGAGAGAGCGGCGCGTCAAACGCGTATTTCCCGAGCGCCACGTTAGACCCCGACCAGTCCGGCGCGAGTAAGAGGAAGCGGCCGACCTCGAGCGCCATACGCCCGATGCCCATATTTTCCCAGTGCAGCCCCCCGAACACTCCGTTCACGTAGCTCGCGATGCCCTTCTTCGCCTCGGCGAGCTGGTCCGGCGCGGCCATGGGATTGTCTCGCATCCACGCGTTACGGTGGACGGCAAAGCTCACCACCTTGAATCGCCGCTGCACGTTGTCGAAGGTCAACCGCGTGATATCGTCCGCCGCCGCCAGCATCTGCTTCGATCCGGGGATGTAGCCGCGGATCACCTCACCGCGCGTCGGGATCGTTCCGGGCCGCAAACTGCGATAGGCGTCCATTGTGCGCCCCTGAATCGACGTGCTTCCTCCGGAGGCAATCAGGTCGCGCTCGTCCACCAGGAACCCCGGACTTTCGCGCTGCGCCTTGAGCGCACGCACCATCTCCGACACTCCGATGTCGGCTTTCGCCATCACGTTCTCGGTCAGTAGGTGGAAACCCGACAGTCCCAAGATGGCTTCCTTCAGGCCCCGCTGCAGCGTGCGGACTTTGGCGAACCCTGGCAGCTTGGCCATGTAATCCGGGTCCGTGATCGGGCTCAAAGCCTTGTCGATAAACTCCGGCACATACAGCCCCATCGTCCCCACCTGGATCTCCGGCAATCCGGTCTCCGGATCCATGCTCCCCGCCACGGGATACCCGACGTTCTTCTTAAACTCCTCACTATGCTGTGCCAGCTGAACCCAACCGTCAGGAACGTGTTTCCCGTCGCCCCATTTCCCCAGGCCGGAATCGGCCAGGTGGGCTTCCAGCAGATGCGTGGCGCGCGCTCGCGCAAAGTCCTCGGCATGGATCACGAAAGCCGCCGAGGCATCGAGTGTTTTGGGGATCAGCCCGTCCGCCACTGCGTGCACCATCGTCGGATACTGGTCGGCGCGCCGCTGCCCGAAGCCGAAGTATTTGCCGATCTGCCCCTGCTTGCGCCCGGTCAGCGACGGCAGTTTGGCAACTTCGCCCTCCCCCTTCGGATTGATCAAATGAGGTAGATACTCGTACGATTGCCATCGCGAGGCGAGCCACCCGCCCTTGATCCCTTCCTGCAGGCTCTTCTCGGCAATGTTCGTATACAAGCGATCGGCCTTCGCCTCGTTTGGCGTAATGCCGCCCGTGAGCATCCGCAACGCATGCTCCATCACCGGACGCAGGCGGTCCAGCCGCGCCATGGCATTGCTCACGCCGCCATCGGCTTCCTGCAGGTATGGGTGGCTGCCGTCAATGAACTGCTGTAACTCCCGAGGCTTGGCCTTGAACTCGCGCATGATCCCCACCGCCTCGCGGTCTTGCAGCTTCGGCAGCACGGTGCGTGTGACGATGTCCAGCGCCTGGTTTGCCCGCGCGGCCCAGAGGTCTCGCTCGGCGGTGAAGTAGGAGCGCACAGCCTCGCCGGCCTTCTTCTCCGCCGGGCTTGCCTGCGCCGCCTTCGCCGCTTCCAGCGCCGCGTTGCGTGCCAACCGGAGTCGATCTCCCTCGGCCTTCGTTTGACGGAACAACGGTTCCAGAGCGCCGAGTCCGGTGCCGAAATACACCCCATCGTCGCCGGTAGAAACCTCGGACGGCCGCGCATCGACTTCACCGCGCTCGGCCGGCGGCGCACCACTCACTTGACTGGGTACAGGCTCACCTGGTGAGTCACTCCCCGCCACTTCCGCCGGCACCGCCCCGTTGGCGTTGGCGTCCGTCTCCCCGTGCCGCGCGAAGTAGATGCCTTCCTTGTCGGCCGCGGCGACGTCCTCCACCTTCCCCGTGCGTGGATCCAGGCGCATCATCCCGCCTGGCTGGGTCTGCCACTCCGACGTGAGCACCCCCGGATCTAGGCTCCGGTCTCCGGGCATGCCCTTCGCCACCCACGCGCGCACCGCCTGCACGTCCCGCCCGCTGGTGACGATGAGCGTCTTCTTCCCCGGCTTCCATCCCGCGATCGCGTCCTGCACCCCGCCGATCAGCCGGCCGCTCCACTCCGCCGGCTTCTCTCCAGGCGACCCTGAGAACTTGCCTACCCCCGGGATCGGCTCGTCCGGCCGCGTGCGCAGATGTTCGTTGACGGCCGCAATCCGCTCCGGGGTGACCCGCTCGCCCTCGTGCTCGCCCATGTGCATCGGGTCGAATGCCGGGCTGCTCTTCACCTCGCCGGCCTGCGTGCTGGTCCGCGCGTAAGCCTGCGCGGTCTCTCTGTGCCGGTCCTTCGTCCCGCTCCGGATCTCGTCGAACTGTCCGGCGGTCCGCGCCGCGGCTTCCGCCGCTTGCCGCTTGCCGTCGGCGTTCAGCTTGACGTTCCAGTCACCGCGGAAGTACTCGCCGCTGTTGCCGCCCTCTACGGCCGCCGCGGGCGCGCCGGCGGCGGCTGGGGCAGCGGGTGCGACGGCGGCCGGTTGGTCGCCGTGTTGAGCCGGTCCAGCAGGCTGCCCTTGGGCTGCTGCTGGCTGCTCCGGTTGGGTGGTTTGCGGTTGAGTTTCGGCTTTTTGGGGAACATTCGTTTTTTCTCCCTTCACTGCACTGCGTGCCGCCAGGCCGGCCATCCCGGTGCCCAGCGCCATCCGGGTGAGCGTCTGCCTCACCATCGGCCAATCTTCCTTGTTCCACGCCTCGCGCAGCGCGGGGTGTTGCTTGTAGGCGTCGTGCAACATCTGCCCCGAGAAGCCGGCTGAGACTAGGCGCGACACCAGCCCTTTGCCGAGCTGCTTCTCCAGCGTGCCCAGGCCGCCCGACCCCACCATCAGCAGCAGATTCTCCGGCGTGGTCAGACTGCTCGCGAACTCCGCGGCGCCGCGCGCCACACCGTGGCTGTTCGGATCGAGCGCCGATTCGAAGCGCAGCACCGGAGTACTCGGATCTTCCTTGCGAGACTCCGCCGTCTCGGTACTGATGCCCAGTGCCCGGCCGATCTGGCCCTCGCGCACCGGAGCGAACATGCGCTCCAGCAGGCCCGGGTGCGTCGCCTCGATCGTCGCGTTTATGGAAGGATTCGGTTGCTGGGTTGGCGGCGCCTGGGGCCGCGTGGCCATGTCTGCCATCACCCGCCCCAAGTCGGTGGCCTCTTGTACGACCTGGTCGGGATGGGGCAGCGTCTGGGATAGTTTCTGCGGCGTCGATGGAGCCGGTGGGACAGACGATCGTTTCCCGTCGTCTGTCATCCCGCCGGCATGGAATGACTGCATGAAGCTATCCGGCGTCAGTCCTTTGGTAGGGCCGTCCGCCTGGCTCGCCATGAAGCTGTCGGGCGTGAGCTGTTGTGGATCGGCCATCTCACCGCCCTATGCTGTAGCCTGCCGCCTGGAATTCCTTGACCGCGGCGGCGACGTCGATGCCCTTCCTCTGCGCGTACGCCCGTACCTTGTCCACTCCCGCGGCCTTCCGCGCTCCTGCAGGTGCGGCCGCACCACCCCGGCCGCCAGTCGGCCCCGGAGTCTGCCCCGCTCGGGTAGGCGGCCCGCCCGTCGGCGCCGGCGTCTGCTGTTGGCCGGAGTAATCGAAGTGATCTACCGGGTAGCCCAGCGTGCCCAGGCTCTCTTCGTATTCGTTCTGCGTGGCCTGCTTGGCCTTCCCGAGGGTGTCCTTGGCTGCCGACTCTTCCTGATCGAGCGCCCCGAGTGCCGTTTTCTGCCCTTGCTGCGCGGTCTCGCCGGGTGCGGGCTGAGCATTGACTTTCCGCCGGCGCTCCTGAATAGACTGCATCGTCTTGCTGAAATCCGACTCGGCGCCCTTCAGCCCGGAGGCCTTCTTGCTGGTGATCATGCGGAGCTGCGTCGGGTTCGGCTTTGGCGGCGCATCCGGATCTTTCTTCCGCGGCCCCATGGCCGCGCCCGCCGGCATCGTCTCCCAGGCTTTGCCGTTCCACCGCTCTGGAGTGCCGTTTTCGCCTGCCCCGATGCGGGTGACGTTCACTTTGCCGTTGTCGTCAGTGAAATGGTTGTAGGTGTACTTCTCCGGCTTGTCGGGCTTCTCCGCCGCCGTCACTCCCGCCGGCAAGTCCAGCGGAGTGACCTTGCCCGTGCTCTTGTTGATGTGTACCGGCACGTTGAAGCTCTTGGTGTCGATGTCATCCGTGCCCGGGTGAGTGATTTCCTGCTTTCGTGCTTCTTCGCGGAGCCTCTGCTGTAGCCCTTCGCCTTCCGTCGGCCGGTAGAACGACTGCTGGCTGCCCGGCGGCGTCTGCACGCGGCTCTGGTCCGGCACAGGCACATTCACCCCGGTCGTGTTGGTGTCAGTGATGTTGCTCGGCTGATTCAGGTCCGGCTGATTCTCCCGGAGCCGCGGAAGGTCGGTGTCCATGTGGACCGTGCCTTGCGGCGACACCGGGACCGCCCCATCCTTGAACAGGGCATTCGTGTCGCTGTAGGTTTGCTGCGGCGTGGCGGCCGCCTTCGCGGCAGGTTCGAACCACTTCTTCCCCGTCACCGGATCGGTATAGATTTTCCGGCCGTCTGAGTTCGGCGGGGCGTCGCGGGTACCTAGCTTGCCCGGCGTCGTCGCGGTAGGTTTCACGGGTTGGCTGGTGACTACCATATCGGCCGGCTCATACCCCGCCTTGCGCATCTGCAGCTCGTGATCGAAATCCTGCTGGAGTTGCTTCTGCTGAAGCTGCTGCTGCTGCCCCGCCGCCGCGCGCAAACGCTGCACGAATTCGAGGCCTGCCGCCGCGCCATCGCCGTGCCCGTGCACGTAGGGGTTCTCCGCCGACATCATCGGAGCGAATTGCGCCATCTAGGCCCCCAAACCCACCGGCAAGCCGCCCGCCATAAATCCGGTACTGCCGCTCAGCCCCGCGCCCCATCCGAAGCTGCTGCCCGAGGTAGTGCCGCTGCTCGTGTCCCCGACCTTGTTGAACGCCGCCAGCAGCGAGTCGCCCAGCAGCGCCTGGTCGAAATTCAACTGCTGGCCCGCCGCCGCGGAGTTATTTCCGGCGAGCGCGCCCTGTCTTCCCAGCTCGGTTTGCACCGCCGCCTTTCCCGTGCTTCCCGACTGCCCGAACCCGCGCGCCGCCAGGAACCGGTTCATCCGGTCGCCTACCCCGGCGTAGCTTTTGTTGATCGTGTCCGCGTTCTGCGTCTGCGTCGCCGTCACGTTGGGGCTCATCCCTCCGCTGGCCACCCCCGGCAACAGCTTGCTGAACGCCTGCATCAGGGAGTCCTGCAGGCTCGACTGGCCCGGCGTGTACGTGTTGTTCTGCGACCCGCTGCTGTTCGAGTTGCTGCTCGTGCCGCCTAGACTCAATCCCATCGAATTCCTCCCGCGTAATTCCCACCGCCACCGCGTTCACCGGCAGCCCATCCCTCACCGTGTGATGCCGCAAAACGCCTTCGATCTTGCCGCCGTGTCTCACGCATAACGCCACCGCCAGGCGGTTGTTCTCCGGGATCAGCCCCAGGATCTTGCCCACCGCCGTCGTCTCAAAAATCCGGCCGAGTGCCTGGCGGAGCGCCTCCGCCGCGCTCGCATGGTCCCAAAACCGCCGGCTGAAGAGCATGTGCGCGATCGCCAGGGCCGGCGTGGCCATTTCGAACAGGAGAGCCCCTCCAATTTGCCCCTCCTTGCTCGCTGCGAAGGTCCGCCAGGTCGCGGACACCCTGATGGAGTATTCGACAAATTCCTCCGCCGTCTTGGGCGAGAAGTCGTCGCACACCATCCGCCGCCGCTCATTCACCCAGCTCCAGGCCATCGGCCAGGCCCAAGTGGGAAAAGGTTCAGTCAGTTCGATCATTTAAGCCATTTTCTCGATCATCAACGTCAGGGAATACTGCGGGGCGCCGGTGACGCCGAGCGCCGTCACTCCATACTGCACCTGCGCCGATCCCGCCGTTTTGACCACCAGCACCCCCGAGAGCACGCCGACGCTCGTCGCGGGCATGTTCCCCGGGTAATATTGTGTCCGCGTTGCGCCGTCGTTGGCGGAAATATAGGGCGAGAACGCTCCGGCGGTCCCCGCCACAGTCATCACGGCGTACAGCCAGATCCGGTACGTTCCAGCAGGGATCATCGCCCCGGCAATCAACAGATTTGTTGGCGAGATGGGCGCGTTCAGGCCAGTCAGCGCCAAAGTTCCAATAATGCCGCTCGCCGCGGCCGGCGCCGGCGCCGCCGCGGCCGCGGGGGTCGCCGCGATGTCCGCCATGGCGACGTTGATCCGCCGCAACCGGTCGTTCAGCGTCGCGACCAGGTCCGCGCCGGCAATGCTCTGCGGAATGGCCGGTATCTGCTGACTCACCCTGTCACCTCAAAGGGCACATCCACCCACTGCCACACGTCCGGCGTCTCCTCCACGCTCAGCACCTTGCCCCAGATCCACTGTGCTGGCTCGGCCGCCGCCCCGGGCGGCGTCGGATTCACCGGCAACGGCGCCCACTGCCACTCCGGCTTCGTCGGCTCCACCGGCAAGTCGCTCCAGCTGAACTCCGCCGGCGTCGCCGGTATAGGGATGTCCTGCCATGCCGGCACCGCGTCCGAATTTTCCAGCGGATACTCGTCCCAGTCCCACCGCGCGCTGCTTTGGTTGACTTCCCGGCTCCAGGATCGCAGTCGGAAAATCCGGGCGGCCGCCGGGCTGGTGAGAGAGATCTGAAGCAACCGCCCGCGAATGCCGGGAGGCAGCGGGATAGTGAAGGTCATGCGCCCGTTGGGTGTCGTGACCGTGGTGCTCCAGACCTGCGCGAGCTGGCCGCCCTGCTCGGTGTATGCCGTGATGGTCAGAATGCCATCCGCCAGTACATCGATTTCGATCTTCTTGTGGATCTTGATCTTGCCGCTCTGAAAATCGAACGCCAGCGTGTTGACCGTCTCCTGCGCCGAGGGCGTCACCGCCGCCAGATACCGCCCGATGCGGCACGCCCTCACCTGCGCCCGGTACAAACGGAACCCTGCCGCGCTCGAGACCACCGTGCGGATCGACCGGCCCTCGATCGGGAAGGTGCCCGGCCCCGACAGCGGGATGGTCGCCCAATGGCGCGACGTCGGCCCGGTGGTCAGCGCCGCGTTCTTGCGCACCGCCATCGCTTCCCCGGGCAGGTCGGTATAGATGGCGCAGTTGGCCGCTCCGTCCGAATCCATTTCGAAGCGCACCTGGTCGAAATACTTATCGGTGGGGCTGCCCCAGTCCTGCGCCATGGAATCCCACACCGCGCCGGCCGCCGCCTCGTAACTCTCCGCATACACCCCGATCGCCCGCCCGTGGATCCGCGCTCCAAACAGCTTGAACGCCGCCGCGCTGGTGATAGTCACCCGCACCAGGCGCCCGAAGAGGTAGTTGTCCGGGACGATCCCCTGCGGCAGGGGAATCTGCACCTTCGTCCGTCCGCTGGTGGCCGCCGGCGTCTTCACCACGCGCGAAATCATCACGTTCCCCGGCAGGTCCGTGTAGACCGTGACGGTGTAGCTCCCGTATGCCCAGATGTCCAGCTCGAGCGCGCGCAGTTGCTTCACCGTCTGGCTACCCAGGTCCAGGTCGGTGGTATCCCACAAGGCGCCGCCGGCCGCTTCGTTGACGTCCACGAAGGTCCCGATGGCGCGCACCCTGAGCTTTGCCCCGTACAGCCGGAAAGCCAGCGTGCCGCTGAGAATCAAACGCAGCAAACGCCCCTCGACGAACTGCTCGAGCGCCGCGTTGATCGTCAGGGGAATCAGCACCTTCTGCCTGCCCGTGGTGCTGACCCCGGCGGCGGCAACCTGCACCGCGATCGCGCCCGGCGTCTCCACTCCCCCTACCCAGGTGATATCGCTCAGCAGTTGCGCCATCATCGTGCCGCCGCTGACATCGATGTCTAGTTCCAGCTCGCGCGCTTCCTTCACCGCCGGGCTGCCCCAGTCCTGCTCGCGCGAATCGAACACCGCGCCGCCCGCCGCCTCGTAGGCTTCGATATAGACCCCCACCGGCAGCAACTCCACCGCTGCCTCGTAGAGAATGAACTTCGACCCGCCCGACAATTGCAGCCGGCACATCCGCCCTTCGATCGGTAGCGCCACCCACCAGGTGGGCGAGCTCGCCGGCGTGTGGCCCGTGTTGCCGTTCTGCAAGCTCTGGTAGGCCACGCCGGCGCTCCACACCTGCTGCCCCAGCGTGTACGTCGTTCCGCCGGCGTACGCTGGCGGATTCGCCGTGGGTTGCGGCAGCGGCAGCCGGACGAAGCGCCGCCCTGCCGTCCCCGTGTTGACGGTCGCGGTGAAGCGCGAGGCCTGCGCGTTGCCCGGCAGGTCTGTCAGGAAGGTAAGCGTGACGTTGCTGTTGAAGGTCTCGATCTCTAGCGAGATCTCGCGGAACCGCTTGATCGGCACCGCCGCCAGGGCGATCGCGAACGTCCGCGGAATCTTCGTGATGGCGCTCTCAAAGCTCAGCTCCATCGAATCCCAAACGAAGCCGCCCGCCGCCTCGTAGGCCTCCACGTACGTGCCCACCACGCGCATCAGCAACCGCGCGGCGTACAGCCGGAACGGTCCGGCGGCTGCCAAGAGCGCCACCCGCCACAGATACCCTTCCGTGTAGCTCGGTGGCGGCCCCGCCGTGGAGAACGGGTACTTCATCAGCGCGCGGCCGCTGTTGGCCGTCACCGTGGGCGTCTGCCGCACCGCCAGCGCGTTGCCCGGCAGGTCGGAGTACAGATTCACCGCCACGTTGCCGCTCGAGGCGTCGATGTCCAGCTCGAGCTCCTTGCACTGCTTTACCTTGCCCACGCCCAGATCGCTTGGCAGGGTGCTCGCCGCCAGCGCCAGCCGAGCCTCTTCGTAGTAGTACAGGTAGACGTTGTGGATGATCAGCAAATGGCTGGCCGCGGCCGTGATCTGCACCGAGAGATTCTTCGCCAGCACGCCGTCGACGCCCAGCGCGAAGCTGCTCTGCTGGCGCGCCGTGCCGGTAATCGTCCCGAGCGCGGTTGGAATCGCCAGCCACCAGGCCGGCGAGCTCGCCGGCGTGTGCCCCGTGTTGTTGCCTTGCAGGCTCTGATAGAGAAGGCCTCCGCTGGTCGCCCATTGCGCCACCGCGTACGTCGTGCCCCCGGCATACGCCGCCGCGTTGAAATTGGCGCCATTGTCGTAGCCGGCGCTCACCGTGGCCGTGTCGCCGGCGAATTCGTAATCGATCACCACCTCCAGCCACTTCTTCTGGTTGTCCGGCAGGCCGCCGTCTTCATAATGCGACTGGTAATCGCAGTTGATCGCCGCGGCGCCCGAATCCGTCGTCCCCGCGCCGCGGAAGTCGTCCACATTCACTCCCAGCGCCGCTCCGCCCGCCGATCCCGTGAGTCCGCACATCACCGCGCCGTCGAACAGGAAGCCGTAAAACCCCGTCGTGCCGGAGATGATGTTGTAGTGCATGAACCAGCGCTGCGACTCTTCGTGGTACACCAGCACCCGGTAGGCGTCCGTGCTCCCGGTCTTCTCGGCATAGCCGATGTACAGCTTGCCCAACCCATAGCCCAGCGCCACGGCGTAGGGAAAGATCGAATTGGCGTTGTAGCTCGTGCCCGGTTGGATGCTGCCGTAAGTCGTAATGCCGGCGCTCGTCAGGCCCGTCTGAAACAGCGGCCGGATGGCGCTGCCCGCCTCTTTCACCCGGTCCATATCGAACACGTAAAGCCCGCCGGGCCCCACGAAGTAATCGATGCTGCCCGCCGGCGTCACCGCAAACGCGCCCGCCAGGCCGAGGGCATCGGTAATCTGCTGCAAGTAGCCGGTGTCCGGATCGCCCACCAGCATCCAGATGGAGCGTTCCTTGTAAATCACCAGGATGTTGGTGTGCACCGTGCACCACAGGATTGCCTCGCCCTCGGTGCCCACGTCCACCCAGTTGCCCACCGCCGCGTCGGCCGAGCCGGGCCAGTATTGCGGCACGTCCGGGTTGGTGTAGAACAGCCGGTTCGAGTTGGCCACCGTTGACCAGGCGAACAGCCGCGAGAAATGCGGTCCCACCATCCCGGCGGCAGCCGGCGGCGGATCGTTGTCCGTGGGCATCGTGACGCCGGCGTTGGTCACATCCAGGTCGGAAAAGCTGAAGGTCCACGTGGTGGTGGAGTTGTCCCCGATCGTTGTCACCTGGTAGGCCTGCCCCAGCGTGCCGCCGATCGCGTAGATATTGCGGAAGCCTCCGCTCATGCGGGCATCCGCGCTCACCGCGAGGTTGGTCAGCGTCACCGAGTGCGCGCCGTCCAGCAGCACCGGGTTGGAAACCGCGCTGGGGTTCGATTCCAGGGTTTCGTCCGCCGTCTGAAAGGTTTCGTAGAAGGTATAGGTGCCGTTCGGCAGCGAGGTGACCGAGCCGTTGGCCAGGTTGGCGGCCGTGTTGCCGTCGCTGCCCGAAACCTGCACCAGGGTATTGGCCACAATCGGCGTGATCACCACCCCGTGCGCCGGCGTGCCATCGTACGTTACCGTGCAGTTGGGGTCCGCCGAGGCCATGCTGGCGATCACCAGCGGAATCTGTGCCGCGCTATAGCCGTTCTCCGCAAACTGGTAGAGGTTGCCGGCGATGTTTAGGTAGTGGATGTAGGCCGGATTGCTCTGCAGCGAGTAGACGTAGGTGGCTGAGCCCACCGTCGCCCCCACGGCCGCCGCCGCCGCGGTGGGCGAGTTGGCCGGCTGCGCCAGGTTCCACGTCTGCGACGTCCCGGCGCCCAGGCTGGCCTGGTGCCGGCCCTGCTTGCCGCGGTTCATGAAGTACACGCAGCCATTCATACAGGCCAGGCCGATGCGTCCGCCGTCGAATCCCGTGGCGATCGCCGAGGCGTTGAAGTTCCAGTACAGCTTGCTCGGTGTGGGCGTCCCGATCGAAGCGTTGCAGCCGACGTAGTAATCCCCGTTGATGCCGCCGTTGACGAAAGCGGAATGCGCCAGGCCGGCGCCCGTGATGGAAAACTTCTGCGGATACCCGAAGCGCGAGACCAGGTTCCCCAGCCGGTCCACCCGCCAGTTCTGCGCCTGGAGGTAATCGGTTTTCGGCACCTTGTCGACGGGCGGCAGCAGGTTGAACCCGCCGCCCAAAATCTGCAGTTCCTTGCGCTTGTATCCCACTACCCGTCAATTCGCCAGCTGGTAGGACAGGCCTCCCGGCCTGTCCAGCTGGTACCCTGGAGGCGTGGTCACCCCGTCCATCGAAGAGATATGGGAAGCCCTTGTGAAGTCGGTTAAACTCCAGTCTCATTACGCCAAGCTGCTGAACATGTGGGACGGTGGGGAACGCCGCTCTTTTGAAAGTGCCGAGGAGTGGATAAATCGGCTCCGCGAGGTTCGCCCTACTGCCCCGGGCCCCACAGATGCTCAATCAGCTGATCGTACAGATTGAGCCGCTGCCCGAAGTGCGCCGCCATCTCCGGTAACGCCGAGTCCGACTCTTTGCCGCGCCCGCCGGCCAGCATGGCATACGTCAGATAGTCCTGCAGCACACTCGGCATGGCCGCCAACTGCGACGCCCCCGCCGCCACCGTCCCCGGGAACTGCTGGCAGATCTGCTCCAGCGTCCCGCTCGTGATCGGCACCGGATACAGCGTGATCGTCCCCACGCTGCCCGCATCCAGCGAGTACCGCTTGCTCTCCCCCGCCGTCGTCGCCCAGGTATTGTCCAGCGCGAACAGGTTGCCCACCGGCGTGGCCCGTAAGAGCTGAATGCTGCCGCCCACTCCAGCCTGCGGCGCCACCCAGGCCAGCAGGGTAAACACATGGTCCGCCGGCAGGCTGTACACTCCCACCCCGGCGGTAACCGGCATCGACGTGTCCAGCCCGGTGAAGATGCCCACCTGATAGCTCAAATGCTTGGCGGCATCGTCGGCGAACTGATACAGCTCCGGAGGTGTCACGTAGCCGTTGGCCGCGCAATCCGCCAGGCTCTGGAAGCCCAGCCGGTAAATAGCATCGTTCAGTGAGTTGAGGGCGTCAACCATTGCTCGGCCGCCTCTCCGGCATCAGATCCTTGCGCAGCTTCAATAATTGCGAGCGGTCGAACTTCTCCAGCTCGAACGGCACCTTGTCGTATCTCGACCCCAGGTTGCGCGATCGCACGTACTTGCCGTAGTGGATCGCCCCCTGCATGAAACTGTCGAAGAACGGCAGCGCCTTCTCGAATTCCTGCGCGCCTTCCCCTTGCCGCATTCCATAGACCGCGTAGTCCACCAGCTTGGGGTGATACTCCGCCGGCGCCTCCGGAACGTCCAGATCGTTCACCAGGGGCACGGGCGCCCGCGCATACGTGACCTGCAGCGTGGTCGCCGCGGCCGGCTGCTGGTAAACCCCGACCAGGTCCGCCCCGAGGGCCACATAGCGCCCCAGCGGCCCCACGGACTGAATCCATTGCGGGTCGAGGCAGCTCAGGTCTTCCAGCCGCGCCGGCCGGATCTTGGCCCCCGCTGCGGTGGTGATGCGCAGCGGCACGATCCAGTCCGGAAACACGGTCAGCATCCGGAAGAAGGTGTTCTGCGTGCCCGGCACAAATCCCGGCACAACCCAGGGCGACGTGACTTCCAGGCCGAGCGTGAGCAGGATGAAGAAACGCTCCGCCTCATTCAGTCTGGCGACGATCTCGGCAGTCGGGTAGTAAGTCGGCCCGCTTGCGCCTTCGTTGAGCCGCTGCGACACCAGGCCGTACATCGTCGAGAGGTTCACAGGATGATCGCCCCTCCGCCCGTCGCCCCGGACGCCGTGCCCGCCGTCTCCGCACCATACGTGATGAAATTCCCCGCTCCGATGTTCCCCGGCGCATTCTGATTGTTGTACTCGGTCAGAATCCAGTCGGCGGATTCGGCCACCGCTGAGATACGCACTTCATCGACGGCCCCCTGGAACTGCGAAGTGCCGTTCGCATACGCACCTAGTCCCACCACGGGACTTATCGTTCCAAAGGTGGGTAGTCCCGTATGGGTTGAATCCAGCGCGCCATTCACGTAGAACGTCACTGATTTCGCCGTCAGATCGTAGACAAACGTGAACCAGTTCCATGACCCCAGGCCCCTAGCGGCGGTATAAATGCCGCTGCCCCAGTAAGTCCACCCCATCCCAGAACTGTTCTCGCTGATCCCCAAGTTCAAAGTCGCTGCGTCGTCTCCGAAATACACAGGGTGAGAATCCGCTGCCCCGTTGGAATACAGCCAAGCGGACATCGTGACTTGCCCAGTGAGGGGGATGCCAGTCGCGGGGGTTTTGTAGTACCAGCCTCCGCCCGAAGTGAAATCGGCACAGCCCCCGACCTTTCCAGCCGTTAAGGTCGGCGCTCCCCCTCCAGCGGTCAAGTTGTTTACCCCGGTTGAGTCGAGCAGACTGGTCGCGCCCTCCATGTGCCAAACGCCTTTGTAGTTGGCATTCCACGCGTTCGCGGGCGAATAACTTCCGGTGTTCTGGCACGTTGAAACCGATGCGTCCCCGTAGGCCATGTAAAACACGGTGTTGGCTGAGTTACTGACCGTGGGCACCTGGACCCAGGCAAGCATCGTCCCCGCAGCGCCATCGTAGAACGACACCTCCCACGGATACTTACTGGACCCGGCGGAATCGCTGGAGAATACGAGGTCCGCAGGAATAGTGCCGCCCACGCCACCCGTCTGAGTGCATGTGTGCTGAACGCGCCCACCGCTCCCGGTCAACTTGATAGACGTTGCAGTGGAGATCGACACCAGGACGGAAAAACTGGTAGAAGGACTGGACCCGACTTTCGTGTGGTCGATGGTCAGGGACCGGTAGTACCCATATGCCCCGAAGGACTGCCCCGTCAGCGCCAGCGCCAGCATCAGCAGTTTCATTGGTCGCACTCCAACACCAGGCTCGCCAGCGTCGCCGATGCCACCGCAGAGATCTTGAACCCGAACATATCGTTGGCCGCCACCGACGTCGTCCATCCCGTTAAAGTCGTGCTGTGCAGCGCCGTCCCGCTCGCGATCGCCGGCAGCGCCGACGCCGTGATCGTGTTGGTGACCGTAGGAATTGCCGTCCCGGTGGCGATCTTCCAGACATCGAACGTGATCGTCCCCGTGTCCACCGTCGCATTCCACCCCGCAATTGTGCAGGCAAACGGCACCGTCACGTACCCCACTTTGCTGGTAGTCAGCGCCGATCCCGCGCCGTCGAAGGCATACCCGATTCCCCTAGCCCGCACATTGCTCGGGAGGTCGCTCGCCGCCAGCGTGTGGCAACTGAAAGCGTGCGTGCTCGTGTTGTAGTTCACCACCCCGCCCGCGCCGCTGCAGCTCGCCAGTGCCGCCCAGGATCCCGTGGCGGCCGCCGTGGTCAGCAGCACCTGATCCGCCGCGCTGTTGGTCGGCACACTCGTGCCGTTGACCTTCCCCACAGTCATGGCGCCGCCATTGGCCACGCTTGCGTCGCCGGAGATCGTCACCCCTCCGACCGTCGTCGATCCCGCCCCCACGTACTGCGCCATCTGCGGATTGCTGCCGGCGTTGATCGTCCCCGTTCCACTGCCCGATGCGCCCGTGGCTCCGGTCGGACCCTGCGGCCCGGTCGCACCCGTGGCTCCCGTGGTGCCTTGCACGCCTTGCGGACCCTGCGGCCCGGTCGCGCCGCTCGGTCCCGTTGGTCCCACCCCGCCGTTGATGACGACGTAATAGTTGCTCTGCGGAGACCCGAAGGAAACCACCACATCGTACGTCGAGGGGTTCACGCTCCATCCCACCGAAACCGCGTTGCGGGGAGAGGCATTGTCGTAGACAGCCACCAGCAGAGCCGCCGTGGCAAAACCGTGCGTTGCCCCGGTGATCGTCTTCGTCATGTCGGGGCCCGCGATGAGCGGGGAGTTATACGCCGCCGCGCCAGCCCCTCCGCCTGCCCCCGTGCTGGTCCAGTGGTTCGCCGCGTCGCAATAGTACAGCGTCCCCGGCGAGGTGGTGGTCAGCAAATAGACGTCCAGGCCCGCCGTGCACGTGGCCGGCAGCGCCGTCCCTTGCCGCGACGCCGGCTTGGCATTGAGGATCTGTTCCAGCTGCGGATATTGCGTGTGAGGCACCGGCACCCACTGCGCGCACCCGAGCGCGGCCGTCGCGAACATCGTCAGCAAAATCTTCATGGCTTCATGTTTCCCCAGGAGTCGGAATTCAGGCTGCCCCACACGCTCTCGTCGGTATTGGTGCCAACCACGCCGCGCCCCGTATCCCGCGCAGCCCGCTCCAGCCGGTGCCGCGTGAACCGGTCCGCCATCCGCATCGCCACAATCTTGCGCACCTGCGCATGCTCCACCATCAACAGCTGCTGCAATACGCCGTCGAACTTCGCCTCGTACATCTTGGCGAGTTGCAGGTACGCTCCTCGTTGGCCGGCATCGTCCGTCTGCCCGGCCAGATAGGCATACCCGTCCGCCCTGCAGCCGTACAACAGCGCCGAGCTGCCCACGAACGGCAGCGGCGAGCCGTTGGTGTTGCTGCCATCGAAGCCGATCGCCGCGTGCACATACTCCACCGGGATCCCCCGCGCATTCAGCGGCGGCGGATAGAACCGGATCTGGTGAACCACCGGCGGCGTGTTCTCGCTCGAGTCGTCGTACATCGCGTAAGAGGTGGGAGTCTGCACCAGCGTGCGCGGCCCGCAGCTCGCCTCCATCTCCGCGATCGACATATATTCGTTCAGGAAGCCCGTCGTCGGGTTGCCGACACCGTTGGGAACGATGCTGCGCACATCGGAGGGCAGCGGGTAGATGTCCTGCATCAACACGTAAGCCGACGCCGGATAGACCGTGCCCGCGGCGTCGACGCCGTTGCCCTCATAGGGCCGGTCCAGCGTCGCGCTCGTCGCCGAGACGTACGTGAAGGTGTAGACCACCGTGTCGCCCGGCAGGTAGAATTGCAGGCCCGTTTGGCCGGTCACCCAGGCCGTCCCCGCCCCTGTCACGTTGGCCGATCCCACCGTGAGGCTCACCGTGTCCGCCCCCGACTGGTACGCAGCCGTGGTCTGGACCGTGCAGCGGTACTTCAGCCCCTTCCAGTTGGTGGCCTCGAGGACCTGCTCATAGCGGCCGTTCAGCCACTCGTCGAGCAAGTCGAGCGGAGTGCCCGGCAGCGTGATTTGTAACTGAAGTCTGAGTTGGCCCCAGGTCATAGAATCACCTCAACACCCGCCCGGATACCAAAGGCTCGTCGTCGTGTTCCAGACCAGCGTGATGGCCTTGCCCACCGTGGCAGTGCATGCCGCCGCAATATTCCCTCCAGTTGCGAGCGACCAGGCTCCGGTGGGGAGCAGCGTCACGGGCCCAGTAAACACACCACCGGCGCCAAGGGATGACCGTACAACTGTGGTGATCGTAGCCGTTCCACTGACCCGCTGAATGGGGTTGACTGGCGTGATGGACGAACTGCTGACGATATCTACGCCCACCACGTCATCGATCCCGGCATTGTCCCTCACGATGACGTTTGGGGACGTGGACGAATTGATAATGGGAAGAGCAGTGTTCAGGTATGAGAAGCGATTACCCGTCACCTGCACATTGGGGTTGGTCGGCCCTTGGATCAAGATGCCAGCCGAGGCACTCGTCACCTCAAGGTAGTTGTCGGCTATGTGGGCGTCAAACGCCGTGTTTTGAACAATGATTCCGTACCCGTAAGGGATGATCGAGAGGCGGGAGTGTACCACTGAATTCCCCCGGCTGGACCCCGAGATCAAGACTGCTGATTGCGCTGTGGTCTTCGCGCTGCTGATGGTGGTTCCGATCAGCTCGTTCATGAAGGACGAACCGCCGAAGTCCACACCGAAGGTGTAGTACTGGTCAACCATCACGCCTGAGATCGTGCTGTACGATGGGTTCCCATTTACTCCGCCAACCACCCCGCCCTGCATGTTCACGCCGTTTGTGGCTCCCACGATGGACCCGCCAATCACCTGCACGCCCTGGCAGTCGCTCAGAATATCGACTCCATCGGCCGCATTCATAAGCCCTTGCGTGGTGAAGTCCACCAGCGACGAATTGATCGCCCGCTGGAAGGTGACCACGGCCGCGCGCTGGAAGGTCAGAGAGCCTAGACCTATGCTCGTGAAATGCTGGACGTTCGCCACCTGCACGTTGAAGCTGTAATTGCCGTAACTATAGGGGCCGGTGCCCGCTAAAGTCGAGCCGACAAACATGGTGGTGTTGTCGATGAGCTTGATATTGCTCGCCTGCGCCACGAAGCACCGATCGATAAAAATCGCCGTGCCGATGTCGTTGAACTGGAGAGCATCGAGCGTAGTGTGGAAGTTTTGCAAGAGGCTGATGCCCACCACCGAATTCACGGGCGTGGTGTGGAGGTCGAAGGCAAGGGCCCGGAAGGAGATACCGGTGGCACCAGCCACTCCCTGGAACATGGTCGTTGTGGACGATCCCGGCACCAGCACTGTGGAAGCGCCCGCCCCGCGAATCTCCACGGAGGAAGGAACTGAAACCGTGCCGTAAATGGTGTACGTCCCGGCCGGTATGTAGATGAGCGATCCGACTCCCCCCACGTTGATTTCTTCCTGCACGCCTCCATTGGCCGGGCCGATGGTCCAGGCCCCGCTGTGAGCATACTGCGGGGTGACGGTGATGGTGCCGCTCGCGGCGCCGCTCGTGCAGGTGCCGCCGGTGATTGGCACCGGCTCCGCGGTTCCCGTGCCGCCGGAGAGATAGACCTGGTGCGCTGTGTCGGTGCCGGCCACTCCCAGCGGACACGGGGAAAGCGCGATAGCTTGGTTGACCCCGTACTGGATCAGCGTCCCGCCAGGAGTCTGCGCGGGGAACGCATAGTCCGCCACGCTCGTGATGGCGGGGGCCGCCCACTGATAATTAGTGGTGCTGCCCGTGTTGGGCTGGATCCTCAAAAACTGAAGCTGGCTTCCTCCGCCTGGGAAACTGCCGGAAAACACCTGCGTCCAGTAGACCGTGCCGCCAGGCGCCGGCGTGTTGTTGCGGTTGGCGCCCGACAGACTCACATAATTTGCGCCGCCGTAGCTGACGACATCCTGCGGGTTGTACGTGGTGGTCGAACTCCACGCGCCCGCCCAGCGCATCTTGTTGTAGTACAGCCAGGTCAGCGAGACTGGAGTGCCCTGCCCGGGCAGCGTGATGATTTGCGCGAAACTGAGACCTGCGAGGATGGCTGCCAGCACGGCAACGCGAAGCGTCTTCATGCTGGGTTATTCGCCAGCGCGCTAAATGGGGATCTCTTCCCAGGTGATCGAGCAGCCGTACAGCACCGCCGTGCCGGCGGCCTGCCACATCGGCACCCAGGTGTAGCCGGGTGGGATGATGATCGAGCCGTCCACCAGGTCATCGGTCGAAACCAGATAGGGCGATGCCGGCGTGGTGACCGTGGTCGAGAAGTTCGCCAGCATGTGCGTGTTGTTGGCCGCGCCTCCGGTGAGTGCCGCGCCCGCCGCCGAAACGTAGCCCCGCGCCACGGAGTTGGCGCCCGCGCCCATCCTGTTGTTCAGAATCGTGCCGCTTGGGGCTAGGGTCGGAACCCCCGCCTGATACCCATGGAAGATCGGCCCCGCGCCTTCCGTGGTTGCCGAGATCACTCCCAGACGGAAGCGCAGCAAGACCAGGTGCATGCCCGATGCCACCGGATTCGCCAAAGCGAACTGCGTGATCGCCGCGGCCGTGCCGCCCACCACATTGCCCGCCGCCACCGTGCCGGTGTTGGCCCCCAGCGTCATGCTGAACACGTTGCCGCGGTACACCGACTCCTGATAGGAGCAGTGCCCGTTCGCCATTACCGAGGCGCCGTCCTTCGTGCACCGCTCTTGGGTGAGCGCTCCGTCCGAGAGGACTTGCGGGCCGGTTTTCACTTGCGGAAACATAGCTTCTCCTTGAACTGGGTTTCTTAAACGGGGATCTCTTCCCAGGTGATCGAATACCCGCACAAAACCGAGGTGCCGGCGGCCGCGTGCAGCGGCGCCCAGCCGCCGCCTTGCGGCACAATCAGTACGCCGTCGAGCAGGTCATCGGTGGTCACCAGGTAGGGCGAGGCCTGCGCCGTGGCGGTAGTCGAGAAATTGGCCAGGATGTGCGTCTGCACCGCCGGGGCGCCGGTCAGGGCCGTCCCGGCTTGTGCCGCGGTAGCGAACCCTTTCGCGATGGACGGAGTTCCGGCACCCACGATATTGCTCAGAACCGTGCCGGTGCCCGCGACGCTGGTGGAACCCACGTAGAAGCCGTGGAACAATGGGCCGCCCACCGGAGTGCCCGAAAGGATGCCCAGGCGGAAGCGCAGCAGCACCAGCAGCTTCCCTGACGCCGGCGGATTAAACAGGGCGAACTGCACGGCGGCCGCTGCCGTCGCGCCCACCAGGTTGCCGGCCGCGTTGCCCGCGGCCGTCGCCGGCAGGACCATACTGAACACGTTGCCGCGATACGTCGGTTCCTGATAGTAGCCGTGTGCGTTGATGCCGACCAGCGACCCGTCTTTGGAGCAGCGCTCCTGTGTCAGGTCTCCATCGTTCAGCAGCTGAGGCCCGGTCTTGACTTGCGGAAACATAAACTTTTCTCCCTTACTTCAGCAGTTCGGCCGAGAGCGAATAGGTGTAGCTCAGCCCGTCGGCATGTTTCACAATGGCGTCCCACTGGTACGGCACCGCCCGGCTCACCGCTTCGCGGATGTTGCCGAACGCCGGATCCGGCGCGAACGTCATTTCGTAGCAGTAGGTGCCGACCTGGCTCACCGGGACGCCCCCGGTGGTCAGTTCGACCTTGCCGCCGCTAATCCTGTCGTAGCCGCGGATCACTACCGACACGCCGGCGCCCCCCGGCACTACCGACAGATTCAGGTACAGCCGGATGGCTGCCACGTCCGGATCGGTGAAGATCTGGCTCGCCGTGCTGACGGTGCGCGCCGCGCTGGGCAGCAGGCCCCGGATCGCTTTGGTGCCGATGTTGGGCATTAGAGTAGATGGACGCGGTAAGTGGTGTACACCTTGATGGTTCCCGCCGCCGTCCCCGGCTGAGTGAAGGCCGAAGCCGCCACCAGACTCAGGCCGACGTTGGCGGTCATGGCGAAAGCCGCGGTCGACAGCGGCACGAACTGAATCACGTTGCTCGCGCCCGCGCCGATCGAGCTGGCGGCTGAGATCACGCCGGTGAGGGCCGCCCCGCCGCCGCCCAGGTTGACGGTGATATTGCCGCCGCCGGTGTAGGCCGCCGTGGCAAAGGTGTAGGACATCAGCACCGATTCCAGTTCCAGCCCATAGCCCGCGCCAGGCGCCACCACCAGGGTCTGCCCGTTGGCGTGGCCGAAGTTGCCGGCCGCCGTGGAAACCAGCTGCGCCGCCGAAATGATGGTCAGCGTGGTGAAGTGCTTGCTTCCCACGTTGCCGCCCGTGAAGAGACCGGACTTGCCGTCGAACCCGGCGGCAACCGTGCCTTCCGGCTGTTCGATCTGCAAAGCGTTGGCGGTCTGCCCGCTGGGGATTCCGATGACCAGGCCCGGTTCGAGCCCCGCCCCGACGGGCCCCACTCCGCCCAGCGTTCCTTCGTGGCCTTTGCCACCCGCTCCGTAGAGCGTCACCGACAGGCCGTTCTTGATGCGCGTCCGCCCCGTGGTGGTCTGTGCTTGTGCCTTTGCCATGATTCCCCCTTAGGAGCTCGGCACGCCGTAGATGCCGTAGAAGCCGTTGTACCCGACCGAATACCGCATCCAGCCGGCGGTCTTCACGCTGCGCGAATCGAAGTCGATGTCGTGCACCGTGTTGAACGCCTCGCGGTCGTAGAACCGCAGCTCCGTGTCGCTCTTCTCGCCTTCCAGGAACCAGGCGTGCGGATCGGTGAGATAGTCCCACACCATCCAGCTGTCGAAGCTGGGCATGCCGCTGCGCCGACGGAACGCGTTGATTGTCCGGTTGGCGGTGTCGGGCCGGTCGTTTCCGCCCAACAGTTCGGCGCCGATGAACTCCAGCGGTGCCGGGAAAATTGCTTTCTTGGTCGGGATGCGCAGCCGCTTGCCGCGGTGATCCAGCGTCTGACGCATATCCGTCAGGGCGAGCTGAATGCTCGTCACGTCCGGATCGCTCGGATAGCTGAGCTTGTTGGTCTGCGTGCCGCCGCCGATCAGCGGGTGCCCGGTGGCGAACAGCGCCTGGCCGTCCGGCCCGGTCGTGCTCGTGAACCCCGTGTTGAACACGTTGGCCGCGCCCACTTCCTTGGTTTCCTTGGCCGAGCGTCCCAGCTCCGTCGCCAGTTTGCGCACCACCCCGAACTTGTCATCGTCCATGGCCACTTTCGAGACCTTGAACCCCAGCCCGTACTGCGCGTGGATGTAGGTCTTGTTGAAGCCCGGCAGCGCTTCGTCGTAGCGCGTCCCCGCGCCTTCGGGAACCACCGCGAACTGGCCGAAGCCGGTCACTTCCGTGGTCTGCTCGATCGAGCGCGAGCTGCTTTCCTGGCGGAACACCTCGACATACTCGTCGGGGAACCGGGAATACTTCGTCATGATCACTTCGTCGATCGCAGGCAGCATGCTCTGCAGGAAGAGATCCGGAAAAATCGTTCTGATAAACATCTAAAACCCCTCCGAGACTTTTGAAGCGGAGCCGGATCTGTGCCCGGTCCCCGCCCCCGAAAACCTTTCCTTACACGCCCACAGTCACGTTGGCGTAGAAGTGCTTGATGCAGAGGCACTCCAAGATCGCGTAGCCGCCCGCCACGTTCGGCTGCAGGCTGCTCAAGGCCAGGACCCGCACATCGCGGTCCGTGCCGCTGCCCGCGGCAATGGTCGAGTGGTTGATGGTGTACGCCGACTGCTTCGTGGTGGCGCTTCCGGCGCCTGCCAGGCAGTTCGCGTTCTTGCCGACATGCGAGGCCACCGAGATCGAGGTGGTGTCGTCCACCTGGGCCATGGTGATCAGGTCCGGCTCGTCCGCCACGTAGTGCACCGTGGCCGTGGAAATCGCGCCCCAGTTCAGGCTGACGCCCACCCAGAGAGTCGTACCGGGGGTGCCGCTTGAGAAACTGGCGATGCCGGGCGCCGCGCTGCCCACTCCGGTCGGATCGGCCACAGAGGCGGCCGCCTTCATCACCGGATCGTTCATGAAGATGGCGTAATTGGTGTCCGTCGCCGGCTTGCCGTATTGATTGATCGACCAGGGCCCGCCGCCCGTACGGGCGATCGGTCGGAACCCAAAAGGACTGTTCGGATTTGCCACTTAGCTAATTCCCCCCACGGCTGGTTATTCGCCAGTCGCGGAGGGAATCGCTTCAGGCTTGTCGATCGAACTTCACGCCCATCTCGATGTCGCTGCCCAAGAGGTCCTGGCTCTCCGTCGCGTTGGCGCGCACCACCTCGCCGCGCTCCAGCGGCCGCGAACCCGCCCCCCGGGCGCCGGCGCCGCGCACCGCGCGCTCCTGCTCCACCTGGTAGTTCTCTTCCACATCGCGGACAGCCTGCTCGCTCTCCTGGGCGTACTTACGCCGCCGCCCCTCCGCCACCACGGCCGGAATCCTGGCCAGAAACAGCGTCCCGGCCTTCGCCGGCTCGCCGCGATCGTCCGGCACCAGCACGTACCCGCGCATGCCCAGCACGTCGATGCAGCGCTGCGAGAGGAACTTGTAACTCATGCCCGGCTCGTTGCCGTAGCGCACCACGGTGTCTCGCAGGGCGTTAGAGCCCAGCATCAGCGGGTCGCCGAAGGTTTCGTCCCCGATCTCATAGTCCACCTGGCGCGCCGGAATTTTCAGGATGCGCTTGCTGAAGGCCTCCGCTACCTGCTCCTTGCCGAACTTCTTGATGGCCGCGTACAGCCCGCGCCGCATGATGGGGTCCTGCACGGCTTCGTGCTCTTTCACCAGGATGGCCGCGGCCGTCGCTTCCGCGAACGCTTCCAGGCCTTCCTTCTCGATCGCCGCCAGCAACGCCGGGCAGGTGTCGATCAGCGGATCCGGACCGTACACCCACCGGCTGATGGTCTCCGCCGGTGCGCCGAATGCCGCCTTGTCCCAGGCGTCGTTCAGAAACTGCGCCGCCGTTTCCGGCGGTTCCTGCAAGCCCAGGCCCAGGTCGGGGATGGCTTTCATCTTGTCGTCGATGCGCTCTTGCCGGTCCGCCAGGATTCTCTGGTTCGCCGCGCGCGCCGGATCCGGCGCCGGCTTCGGCTGATTTCGTTGTTTGGCCATGGTCTACCTAAAACCTCCCCGCATTTTGACGCCTTCCTTGGCGCGTTTTTTGTACTTCTCGATGGCCTGCTCCGGCGTGGTGTCGGCGTCCACCAGCATGCGGATGGCAATCTGTTTCTGCTCGTCGTCCAGCTCGCCGTCCTCTTCGGAGGCCTCCGGCCGCCGGCTGCCATGGTCGCCGCTCTGTGCCGCCGCGCGATCGCGCCGCGTCTGCGCCTTCGCAGCTTCCGCATCCGTCTTCAGTTGCGCCGGCGTCTTCAGCTTGCCCTCCCGGAGGAAGGTCAGCTCGGTCCGCTCCGCCGCCATTTCCATGGCCACCACTTCACTGACGCCCATCTTCTTCAGCCGGCCGTACTCCGCCGCGGTCGCCGTGAAAAACTCGCTCTTATCGTTCTTCAGGTCCGGATACTGCGCCACCAGCTTGCCCTGCGCGGCGAGCTCGGCCGCCTTAGTGCTGATGGCCTCGGTCATCTCGTCGCCCTTAACGAAGCCCTGTTTTTTAGCCCAGGAGGTCATGTAGGCTTCGAAGGCCTTACCGCCCTTCGTAGCCAGTTCGAGCACATCGACCTCGGGCTCATCGGCCGCTTTCGGCACCGCCGGCGCGGACGGCGCCGCGTTGGCCTTGTTGTACCAGAACTCGGCCGTGCGCTGGCCTTCGGCCACTTGCAATTTCAGCGCATCCAGTTCGCGCTGCAACGCGTCGTTAGACGGTGCCGCCGCGGCGGCCGGGATAACCGGCGCCGCGGCCGCGGCGGCCGGGATGGCAGGAACGGTTACGGCTGGGGGAGAAGGGGTCATGACGTTTTCAAAGCCTCGGCACCGAATCGGGTGCCCTTGTAGAGTTGTTTCTGTTTCGGAAGGTAGGGCGCGACGCACGCCGCGCACATCAGTTGTAAGTAGCCGTCTTTCGGCACCACGTAGAGCCGGACCACCGCGCCTGGCGTGGAGTCGCTCAGCAGTTGCCAGCTCTTCTCACACACCTGGCATCCCGCCGGCGGCGCGCCGCCCAGGAAGTCCAGCGCGCGATAGTGCCACTCCAGGCAGTAGTCGCAGATCACCTGGTTGCTCGCCAGGCGGTGCACGCGCCACAACGGCCGGTGCTTCGTGCACCAGCTGCAGGCGGCCGTCTCCATCAGGCTGGGACTCACAATGGTTCCCCATCCACCAGGTGCACCACTTTGTGTTTGGGACAGAACCACGCGTCCCCGATTTTGTGCCAGCCCGGCGGAGTCGTTGGCATCCAGAGCGACTGGCCGGGTATCAAGCGCCTGGTCTCCGTGTGCACCACGGCAGCGCAATGCGCGCACACCCAGCGGTAGATGATCTCGGCGAAGCTGATGTCCCGGCTGATCGTTGGCGCCATCCTAGATTTTCGCGGGCGTTTTCTAGCCCACGAACTAGGCGAACACGGCCACCACAAACAAGCCCACCA